GCGAGGAACTCATCGGGATAGCGATCCTGCCGCTCGCGCGAGCGGTCCTTCCACATCGCGTTCATGCTCGCGATGATCGAGAGCATGTAGGGCTTGAAACTGTCGTCGTACGCCGGGCTGTTGAGCACGAACTCGATCTGACCGAGTTGACGCTCATCCAGCCGGCGAAGATCGAACATCTCGCGGAAGTCACCGCGTTGTCCTGCCATGGTCTACTCCTTTCAGGAGTGGTTCAACGCCGTCATCATCATCGCGTTCTTGCCGATGTCAGGCGGGTTGAGCATGGAAGCCGGTGCGCCCATGCCGGCCGGCGCGCCTGTCGGCATGCCGGGTACGGCTGAAGGACCGCCGTTGGCGATCTGGCCTGAAGTCGGGATGCCCGCGAGACCTGCCGGACCACCCGCGCTCTGTGCCAGCGCCGCAAGCTGCGGGTTCTGGGTGAAGATGTCGTTGATCGAGGGGACCTCGAACACGCGGAAGATGCCACGGAAGAAGTTCACCGCGTTGATCTGACCCATCAGCGACTGCCCTAGGGGGCTCGACAGAGCTTGCAGGAGCGACAGCAGGTTCTGCTGCTGCATCTGCTTGCTGAGGCCCATCGTCGCGCCCATCGCCCGCGCTTGGTAGCTCGGGAACAGGTCGTAGCCGCTGAGGATCTCCCTCGACGCCGGGATCGGCATGTTGGTGTCGGGGTCCAACTGCGCGCCGTCCCCGAGGATCATCACCTCGATGGGCGGCTCAAGGAACTGCTTCGAGAGCGCGCTGAACATGTTCGCCAGTGGCTCCAACATGGTCTCTTCATAGATGCGCGACTCCAGCATCAGGCGGGTGCCAGCAGCCTCGCGCCGGCCCACGAACTCGCGGGCGGTCTGGCGGCTGTCGGAACCGAGGCCCATGACGGCGTCGTCGACGAGGCCCGTGCCCATCTGGGCGAACTCGCGGACCTGTGCGATCTTGTTGTCGGCCACGGTGAGGCCCGACATGTCGTGACCCATCGGCATGATCGCCTGCGACGGGTTGCCGTTCAGGCCGATGAAACGGCCGGGGCGGCTGTAGAGGTTGCGCGTGATGAGGCCAGCGCCACGATCGTAGAACCACATCGGGTCGATCATCAGATCGGCCGCGTCGAGGCTCTGGTTCAGGTAGCGGTTTCCGACGATCTGGAGCTTCTCGATGATCTCGGCCTTGCCCGGCGCGTAGAAGTAGTGCGGGTCAGGCGTCGGCGAGAAGGCGAGGAACGGCAGCCGCCCGTGGTTGTACGGGTTCGGCCGGTTCCGCATCACGTAGCGGCGATTGGCAACAGTGACGACGCGGTTCAGGTCGCCGTCAGGCGAAAGCTCCGAGGGCACACGGCCCCAGAACTCAAGGATCTCGATCGGGCGGGCGTACTTGTCCATGTAGCGCGCGGTCTCGTCGTCCATGCCCGTGCGGACTTGGAAGCGACGGATCGAGGTGACGAGTTCGGAGTTGCCGCCACCGATTGCTCCCTCGCGCTCCATACGGGCCACTTCGGACTTGTCGAACGTGCCGATCTCCGCGAGGTAGCGGATGTCGTCGAGGTCGAGGAAGTAGCGGCGGACGACCCACTTCATGTCGCGCAGACGCGAGACGGCCGGCTGCGGGAAGAAGTCGAGGAGGTCGACCATGATGGACTCGGGGCCGTCGAACATGACGACCTTGCCCTTGCGGATGTGGCGAACGACCTTGCCCGAGAGGGGCATGCGGTCGATCTGCTCCATGATCCGGGTCTGCTCGTCGCGCTTCCAGCCCACCTGCATCACGGCCACGCCGTAGAGGCCAGAGGCCACGAGGAGATCCACCTGCTTCAGGAAGGCGCTGTCGTCCTTCATCTGCGCGGCGTTCAGGGCCTCCTGCTTCTGCGCGGTCTTCCGGTCATCCGGGCCATAGCCCATGAAGTTGACGGGAGGATACGAGGAGAGCGAGGCTGCGGCCTTGCGCGCTGCGTCGGCCCACAGGGCGCTGAAGATCAGCGGGATGTGGACGTTGTTCTTGTGTGGGTGGAAGCGGCCAGACCACGAGCCACGCCAGAGGTCGTAGAGCCGGGGCCACTTGGAGCGGATGCCGTTGAACTGCGACTCCGAGTAGCGGAGGCAGTCGATGACCATGTTCGCCATCTGCTGCTTGTAGGCGTAGTCGGACGGCTCGCGCTGAATGGCAAGAGCAGAGATCATGTAGCCCTCTTGAAGTCGGCCGGAAGCGGCAGACGTGTGTATCCGCCGGGTCCGATGAGGCCGTCGGTTTCGACGATCTTCATGAACAGGTCGAAGGTCAGGTGAACGTCGTCACCGCAGTAGCGGAAGAGCTTGCCGAACCGGCCCGTGCGGGCGAGTTCCTTGGCGTTGCCGCCATGCTCGATCTTCCCTCGGCCGAGGTTGCGGCGAGAGATGCGGTCCAGCGTGAGGTCGCCCTTGCCGGTCTTGATGCCGCGCTTGGCGCAGGCACCGGAGAGGGCCTCGAAGATGTCGAAGTGCTTGCGGACGCGCAGGGCCCGACGGGCCAACCCCTCCATGACGGGCAGGTCGAAGCCCACGGAGTTGAAGCCGACGAGGAGGTCGGCCTGCTCGATGTGGCGGGCGCACGCTTCGACCTCATGGTCGTCGTATGCGTAGAGCCACTGATCGCGTGTGTCGTACAGCACGATAGCGGACGCGCCCCCCTTGCCCTGCCGGAGGAGTTCCCACCCGTGCTCCTTGTCCTTGGGGTCGAGGTCCTCAGCCCAGAGGCGGGACTCGATGTCGAACACGATGACGCGCATGGGCGTCCTTTCTGCGAGAGGAATGGAGGGGGCCGGCCGGAGTCACCGAGCGGCTGACGAGGCAGCTTCACGTCGCGCCCGAAGGCGCGGGAGAACCAGCCCACCTCACACTTACTTCAGTGGCTTCGACCCCCACCCTTGGTACCACGACGCTTCGTCGCCAGTACCGGCCGTGAAGCCCGAGGGGAGGAAGAAGTAGTTGTTCATCTGGCCGCTCAACTTGGGCGGCGAGGAACCGTTGTGCTCCCAGTTGCGGGTGCCGGGGACGAGTGCCCCGGCCATCGTGACGCTGGCCGCGCCGGCTTGGTTGTTCGCCGCCATGTCAGCCGACCGTGATGTCGATCGTGTAGGCGATCGTATCGGTAGCGATGACGTGGACGGGAGTGAACACCTCCCGGTACAGCATGTTCGTCATGACGTCGACGTCGAAGAGGGCGACCTCAGCGATGTCCGCTGTGCCACTGGCCGTGATCGTCTTCGTGACGCGGTACTTGACCGAGCCCGAGACGGCGTTGACGCCAACCCACGCCTTGCCCGCGTTCAGATCGACCGCAGCCACGAGGGCGGTGTCGCCCACTGCGGGCGTGGTCGTGCCCGTGCCATGTGCGAGATACTTCGCCACGTTGGCCGTGACCATCGCCGCAGCGATGAGGCCCTTGCCGACCGTGGTGACTACTGCTCCGTTTGCCATGCTAACCTCTGCGCCGGCTCTCGCGGTTCCAGAGCCACAGGCGGATGCGGGCCACGAGGCGTTCGCCCCAGTGACCACCTTTGACGACTCCGATCTTGCGGGTGATGTTCCCGCGTGTCACGGAGATGCTGATGCGTGCTCTGGTCTTCATACGGGTTCCCTCGGTGGAATCCACCCGTCCTCCTCGAAGCCACGGACGCCGTCGTCGAGGTAACCGGAAGCCCGGAGTTCATCGCGCTCGGCCATCATGGTGAGGAGTTCATCGTTCGTCATGGGCTTGCCCATGTTCTTCAGGTCGTCGTCCCACGGGCGACGGACCGTTGTTCCCTCGTCCTGCACGAGGCCGGGGTCCGTGGTAGGCGGTCGCCACAGTTTCGGGGCGAAGCCGTCAGCCGCTGCATCGGCAAGGTCGTCGTGTGAGACCGTGTCAACCTTGAGGATCTGGTTGACCATCTTCCGCACGATCGGCGTCACGATGAAGTGAGGGCACTGCACGTAGACGAGCTTGTTTGTCTTCGGGTCGAGCACGGGAGGCGGGCACTTGCACTCACCCCTGTTGAGGAGGATGCGCGCGTAGCCGCCCTGCCAGTGACCGGCCGCCGTACGGATGCGGGACTTCTTGTCCTTGGTACGGTTGAACTGCATGAACTGGTCATCGCCGAAGTTGAAGCCGGCGGTGCGAAGGAGGCCGAGGATACGGTTCTTGTAGACGCCCTCTTTGCCACCCGGCTCGGTCTCGTCCGTGATCGCGCGAATGAAGATGCCGCGACGGCGGAGGTTGACGAGGACGGCAATCAGTTCCTTGTTGAAGTCCTCTTCGCGCCACTCGTTCGAGGCGCGGAGGAGTTCGGTGTCGAGGTAGAGCACGCCGTTGTTACGGGCGTCCTTCAGCCAGACCACGATTACAGAGTCGTCACCGCGCCCGATGTTCTCCTTGTTCTTGAACGCCGTGTCGATGTGGACGGTTGCCCACTCGACCGTCACGTCCCAGATGAAGTCCGGGTAGGAGACGTAGAGCCACGGGATCTGCCCCTCGACGAGCGGAGCGTGCTCCGATGCGCCGGGGTTGTTCTGCTGCTGGCCTGCGAACTCCTCGGCGTTGATGCGCTTGCGTCGCGCGATCTCGGCCACGGTCCACATCTTCGGGTGCGTCGGCAGGCCGGTGGTCTCGTCCTCGGTCTGCCAGAAGAAGACGTGCCAGATGCCTTGGCCGAAGGGCACCTTGTCGAACATCGACATGTGCGGGCAGGGCATGCCGGTCCACGAGGCGACGCCGTCCTCGTGCATGTGGTAGCCCGCGACGTCGTCGTCGAGGTACCGGGTGCATGTGAGGACACGGAGTCCGTTACGGTGGAGCGCGTTGGCCGACGACATGAAGGCTGACTTCTGCCCTCGCAGGTAGGCCGAGCGGTCCTTCTTCAGCTTCTCCTGTTCGAGCGGGTCATCCCAGAAGGACTGGCGCGGGTGGTAGCCCGTCGCGCCGATGCCGGCGGATGAGGCGTCGAACGAGGGCTCGCCGATGTTGCGCGCGCGCCGGTAGGAGTGCTTGATGAATGACTTGGTGCGCTCCTGCGCGCCAGTCACCCAGTCGCCGTAGAGCCATACGAACCACGAATCCGGGTCGTGGTTCTTCCCCCCACCGCAGACTGCAAGGATGGAACCGAGAATGTCACCGGACAGTTCGTCGGTCGCAGACTGGATGAGGGTCGTCATGTCGGGGTCGTTCAGGTGCGACCACAACGACCCGGCTTTGGTCGATGAGACCGTCTTCCCGAAGCCACGCGGCAGGAGGGAGATCAGGTTGTACTGCTCGGGGATGCCAGCGAGGGCATGAGCCTTCCACTGGAGCAGGTGAGTCTGGAGCCATGTGGTGTACGGGATGTGGAGCGGCTCGTACAGCCACTGGGGCTCTGCGGGATGCGACGCGAGGTAGTGCTCCGCGCCCCATGCGTGGCGGAGGAAGTGCCACAGGGAGTGCGGGTGCGTCGACCGCATGGGGTTTACATGCCACGCTTCCGGCGCGCAGATTGCCCGCCAGAGGACCCTCTCGGCTTCCATGTCCCAGTCTTGACGAAGCGCAGAAACTTGAGCCACTGGAACCTCCCTCGGCTGATGACGCCGTGCTCGAACGCTATCTCGGGCGTGAGGAGCACCATGTCCGGCTTCGCGCCGTTCTGGTAGATGTCTTCGAGGTGGTTGGTGAGTTCGCGCTCCCAGAGGGTGCGGACCGTGGGCATCTCACCGATGGTGAAGCCGAGGCGATGGAGTTCGTCGCCGTTGAGGAGCGCGCCGTGTTCGCCGTCGTCCGTGACGATGCCACGGGCTTCCATCTCGCCCGCGATGCGGAGGCGCTCCTTGCGGCGGTACTCGTCCCAGTACTTCATGGTCGCTTCGGCGTCGGAGGCGTCGGGGACGTCCGACTTGGCCTTGCGCTGTTGCAGGCGCGTGGAGATCAGCGCCGGCATGTCGTACTCACGGGGGTCGAGGCCCATGTCAGGCTCCTTTCGGAGGAGTGGGGATCACGCCACGGGTGGCGGAGAAGTCACGAGGGTCGACGCGGTTCGCGAAGACTGAGTGGGCGCGGGCCTGCCGCGACATGCGCTCGGCGTACATGATCTCGGACTCGGACGCGGTCGGGTTCTCGGCGGCATACACCTTGCCACCTTCCTTGCCCGCTGTGTCACAGGTGCCACACCATGGGGCGGCGAACTCGGACATCGGCTTCGGCGCACCGCAGATGGCGCAGTTGGCGGAGAGTGGGCTCACCGGGTCACCTCGTTGGCGTCACGCCACGCGGTGTTGAGCGTGCCGGAGGCGCGTTGGCCGATGATGCCGGCGTGGAGCGAGACGATGTTCTGCCACTTGGTCTCGCCGACCATCCGCTCGATGCGCTCGTTCTGCCAGTTGAACGTGTTCACCCACATGATGAGCCGACACAGGCGGATGGTCCGCTCGGGGCCAAGCAGGAGTTGCTCGACGAGGCCGGGCAGCGGACGCGAGGGAATGGGGAAGACGGTGGAGACGGGCGACATGCGGTCCTCGCGGACCTTGGGGTCGTCGAACTGCTCCTTCGTCCACTCGGCTGAGGCCCAAGGGGCGACGAGTGCGACGTACTGCTGCATGGCTTTCACGGCGGGGTTCATTAGAGACTCCTTTCGTTGGGCTCCACAGGGCCCTCGCCGAGCGTGATGTCGAGGGCGCGGGTGATCCATGGAGCATCAATGCCCCAGAGGACATCCGGGGAGGGGGCGAGCTTCTTGTCGCGCTCGCGCGCGGCAACTCGGACGACCCGATGGATGTGGACGTCGTCGTTGTGTTCGACCACGAACATCAGGATGCCCTTGGCGTTCGTGTACCAGTACATCTTGTTCGGTTCGCACCAGCAGTCGGTCGAGTCGCGATGACCGCTGTCGGCGAGGCAGATGTGGACTTCGTTGCGTCGTTCCATCTTCATCCGGCCTCCTTGTCGGAGTCGATGAGCTTCGCGTTGATCGCCTCGGTCCACAAGGACACGCGCTTCGGTGACTTGCGGATGTAGGCGACCATGTGTGCGTCCATGGCGAGCGCGAGGACCTCGTCGAGATCGTCCTTGAAGCGCCCGAGCGACATGGGGTAGACCATGACGTGGAGCAGTTCGTGGACGACCGTGCCAATGTGGTCGACGTTGCCCGTCTGCTGGTTCGCATCGACCTTGATCTTGATGTCGGTCGGCGGGAAGATCTCGTTCCAGAGGTTGTGCCCCTGTTGCGCGGTCATGTGCTGGTAGGTGAGCGTGACTTCAGGGTGCCGGAGAAGCTCCAGCATCACCCGGTGTAGCGACTGCGTTGACAGCGGATACGAGCCCTTCATCGGGGAGGCCACGACATGCGGCTCGGGATGTCCATCGGGACACCGTCCACGATGTGGCGTGCTCGGCGCGCTGTGTACTCGCGCGCGCTGATGTACTCGATGTCAGGCCCCTGCGGTGGGGCGTCCTTCAGTTGCTGGAAGAACCGGTCCAGCGTCTCCGGTGTGAGCTTGGCTTCCATCGGCTTCCTCCCTCGCTTCGAGGCGGGATGAGAGAGCCCTGACGACGTCGGCGGCCGGGTAGGAGGCGAAGAGCACCTCGACTACGAAGTCGACATCGGCGATCGACGAGGTCAGGTCCTTGTAGCGGTCGAAGGCCATGGCGCGCGTGAGGGGCGGGCCGGGGCCGAGGTCACGGATCTTGACGGCATCGCGGAGCTTGCCCCACTGGACGGAGGCGCTCATGCGCGTGTCGGCGTGGAGCTTGGGGTCGAAAGCGAAGCGGATGCACTGCTTGAGCATGCGCTTCTGGACTTCGTCGTCGTCGAGGTCTTCGAGGAGCGACATGTCAGCGAGCGCCATCATGGCGTCATGGTCGAGCATCCCCGAGGGCGGGGCCGGCTCGGCCGGCGTGGCGTCGGGCAGGACGGAGGCCGCCTTGCGCGAGGGCGCGAGCTTGCCCTCCTCGACGAGCCCCTTGCGCGCGATGGCGATGAGGGCGACCGAACAACCAGTGCCGGCTGCCTGCTGCTCCTTCGACTCGTCGGGGTGCGCGAGGATGTAGAGCCGGGCCTTCTGGAGCTTCGTCTGAGGGGCCACAGGAACTCCTTGCAAAGGTTTGACGTTAGATACGTCCGAGTATATGGGCGGGACAGGGGCTGCCCACAATGTCGTAACATTCGGGCGGGTCACTGGGGGCCCTTGCTGGCACGCATCTTGCTTGGGCAAGGACCATGCCACGCTGCTGGCACGCTCTATGCGTAGAGCAAGGCTCGTGCCACAGGTCGGTGGGTAACTCTAGTGTACCACGTTCCACCCTGCAACGCCCCCGCATGCGCCACGAAGCGTGTTATCACACGGAATGAGCCCGGCGGGCGGGGCGCGGGATGCCGGTGTGTCCATCCTGACACGGCCAGTTTCTAGCCGCTCCTCCCTCGATGGCCCTGTCCGGGCAGAAGTGCCCTAACCCCATGGCGCACAAGCACTTAGACCATTCGCTCCCAGACGCTCTAGGATGCCCCACAATCGCGTCGGCCCCCCTCCGAGGATGGCCGCACAGGGATTTACCTAAGTCGTTGTCGCCCATGCACTTACGCGATTCACCCCGTCTGGCGCTCGCCCGTCTGCGGGCATCCTAGGAGGCCGAGAACGCCCTCTCATTGACAACGCCTACACAAAAGCGTTTCACTCTGCACCACTGTGGCAACTTTGACACATGGACGCGCGAAACGCGTCGGGCGTTCTGCCCCGAAACATGTTGCGCTTTGCCCCAATCTGTGAGATGCTCCTCCTGTAAGTCGTTGTGCTGCAACGCGACAATCGTGGCACACGGATTGCACTGTTCCATGGTGGTAGCACGGTCGCCGGTCCGAAACCGGCGCGCGACACCGGAACGCACCGGCAGCCTGCCCTGATAACCGTATCTCGGTGGATGGCGAGCCGGCCGGCCCCGCGAGGGGCAGCCCAACGGCCACACGGTGGAGCGACAGGGGAATAGGATGCACGCACAAGGCCCGCAGCACGCGAGCCCAACGCGGCCCCCACGGTCATATATGATGGACGCCGGCACACGCGAGCGGTCGCGGTGACGGGCAGCGCACGCAGTGCCACCACCTAACAGAGCCCTACGGGGACGGTGAAGTCGAGGGTGTCAAGCGTGCGACAATGCCCCGAGCGAAGCGCCAGACTGTAAGGCGTCCAGACTGTAGCACCCTGCTACGCTTCACCCTGCACTTACATCCCGGCCACCGCACGAACCAACGGCAACGCGAGCAGCGCGAGGGAAGCCCCGCGAGCCTGCACCGCCGCCACCTCGTGCGGGGCCGGAGTGTAAGCGCAACAGTGTATCTTAA